GTATTGCCGAGGTAGCGCTCGCCGGTCTTGTTGAAGGTGCCTTCGACGAACTTGTCGAAGAAGAGTTCGCCACGCCCGAGGGTGTAGTTCTCGCTGCCCATGAGGGTCTCCTTTCTGTTGGTAAAACGGTTAGTCACGAATCCAGTACGGGTCTCCCACCTTTTCGACGATTTCCAGACGAACACGCATCCAGAAATACGCCTTTTCTGATTGTTCGTCGGGAGGCCGAACAACCCCGGGCTCGATGTAAAGCGCGCTTGCAAGGCCATCGAAAAACCCGCTTTGATTTCTCGGAACGAGCAACTTTCCGAAAGCTTTCTTCACGTCGCCCAGCAAACGGTGCGCCGCGTCTTCGTCTCCTTCGTCGTCTCCGGAACCTGCCGCCCATCCGTTGAGCAGATACACCTGATCGTATTTTTGCTTGGTGCCTACAACACCACCAACCGTTTCCGGCGCTCGATCCGGGTTGAAGTTCTCCAGGACGACCACTGCCGGTAGTTCGATTTCACGTCCGAAATTCTTCTTGCCTCTGTAGACGGAATTCAGGTTGAAGCTGTAGCCGTTAACGAGACGGATTTCGCTCTTCAGATACGAGCACATTTCTTTCAGCAGCAACAATCGCTTGGTGTCAGCCACGGCTAAGCCTCCCGTAGTTCCTCAGAAAACTCGACTCCAGAACATCTCCGATAGGTGCCTGCACGTCGAATCTCACGTCTCGAAAAACCTGATCGACCGAGGGGCCGTAGAGCAAATACAAATTGCCGCTCACTTGCACCATCTGTCTTTTGTTCAGTCCGCTCGGCAATTTTCCTTTTTGCAAGCGAACAGCAAGGCCGGCGTTAGTGCTTTCCGGATCGTATGCGCCAGTTCCCCGTCGCAGCTTGATCGGAAAAGCGTTAGGAATTTTGTGAGCGCCTCCCGACGCCGACACTTTGACTTTTACGTATCCGCCTTTTCCGAGCTTAACTCCCGTAGTGAACTGAGCCAGCGACGTAGGACGCATACGACCGGAAATAACGGCTTCAAGATCGTCGGCTCTCGCTTTCTTTGAAACGCGCAAGCGCGCATTCGGATCGTCCGAGCTTCCGATGTATCCTGCTTTGAACGCCACTTGCTCTCGAATTCTTCGGCTGCTTTCAGCCTGACCGAATTTCACCGCTTCATTTATGGCGAAAGCCGACGCTTTGTCGACAGTTTCAGGAATGCCTGCAACGGCTTTACGCACGTCGTCCAAGCCCTTGAAACCAACTTCAACAGTCACGGAGATACCTCCGTCACTTCCCACTTCACAAAAATGTCGTCTTCCGATTCGCCGCGAACGTCAAGCTTGAAAGCTCTGTTGAGCGCAGGAAAAAATACTCTGTCGCCTTCTTTTGCGTCAGTGAAAACGCGATTATCGATCACGACGCTGTCGATGTTTTCTACGACAGTGCCGTATCCTTCTCGGTCAAGATCACCGAATTTCCGGACTTTGTAGTGCAGTCGGGCGGTGCCAGAAATTTCAGCACCGCCCGACTTGCGACGAAAAAGAGCCGGCAGGCTAAACGCGCCATGTACGTTTTCGCGAGCGCGCTTCTTAATGTCCAGCCAGTTCATCTTCGTCTCCTGGGCTGAAAGAAGATCAGGTCTTCGGGTCCGCCTTGACCGGCGGCGGCTTGCTCTTGGACGCCGCCACTTCTTCGTCTTCGTCTTCGTTCGCGCCCTTCTTCGACGCGGGCTTGACGTGGCCTTCGTCGACGAGGAGATCGTACAGCGCCTTGTCGTCGGTACTGGCGCGCTGGCCGGCGGCGATTTCCTGGGCGGCGACGCCCAGGCCGTCTTCGGCATCGAAATCGCCCTTCACGGCGACCTTGGCGATGAACGAATAGGTCTTCTTCGGCTTCTGCTTTTCTTCGGCCATGGTAGGCACTCCTTCGGGTTGGTGGAACTGCTTATTGAAATCAGCAGCCCCGAAATTCAGGGCTGCCGGAAGTACGACGATCAGCTCACGACGCGAGCACGCAGCGTACAGTTCGGCCGGCTCGGGATCATGAGCGGCGCGGACTGCGACATGAGGTAGACGACGCTCGGGTCTTCGTTCTCCCACATCTTCGGGAAGATGTCGAACGGCTGGAGGCCGGCCTTGGCGTCCATGATCGCGCCGAACGCACGCACGCCTTCGTAACCCGCTTCGGCTTCGAGGAACACGTCGCGCGGGTCCATCATCTGCTGAACGACGCCGTCCTCGTCCTCGTACACGTCCGAGTAGACGTAGATGTTCAGCGAACCGACCTGGCCCTTGTACTCGACGGACTCACCGAGGCTCGGCCCGGTCTCCATGGTCGACGTGGAGCCGCGGCGCGTTTCCAGCAGCTCCTTGACCGCCGGATGCTTGCGGAAAGCCTTCCAGGCCGTGCCGCCCATGGTGACGCGGGTGACGGCGAAGCCTTCGGCCTCGCGCACGCGGGTGGCCCAGTCTTCGAGGTCGTCGACCGGGTTGGAGTTGACGGTATCCGTCCAGCGTGCGGTGCCGGTCAGCACGACGGTGTGGTTCGACGAACGACCGAAGTCGATGGTGACGGTCGGGTAGTCCTCGCCCGAAATCGTCACCTGGCCGTACAGCGCCGCCTGCGCCGCCATCCATTCCCAGCGGCGGTAAATCTGCTTGCGCTGATCCAGCTGATACGCGACGACGGTGGCACGCCAACGCTCACCGGGCGTCATCTCGCCGGTCAGCGCTTCGCCGGCCAGACGGCGCAGCATGCGGCCCGGAGTGACGACGTCCTTGGGCTTGACGTAGGCCGGGCGGAAGCTGCGGGTGTAGAAGCCGGAGCGTTTCAGCACGCGGCCCTGAAGATTCGGCGCGACGAACGGGGCCATGCGCCGGCCCAGCTTGAGGTCGTCGAACATGATTTCTTCCGTGGTCGATTCCATCTGCTCCTTGTACAGACGGTCCAGGAAATACTGCACGGGCGGTCGGCTGTCGATGACCACCTTGCGCAGTTCCGCGGTGCTGAAAAGGTCCATCGGGGTCTCCTTCTTGGTTGAGTTGCGAAACGAAAAAGCGGTGTTGCGGTGGGTCGACGATCAGACCGGGCCGGAACCGGCCGGCGGATTGCCGTAGAGCTTCTGGGCGACGATGTTGGTGCCGTCGAACACGGCGGCCTTCTTGGCACGGGTGTTGGTCGCCGCGTTGAAGATGAGCGCATCCATGTTGAAGACGCCGCCGGTGTAGACGCCTTCCAGCTTGCCGGCCGTCGCCTGGCCGTTCGGCTGCGGCGTGTAGCCCAGGATCGCCCTGGCGTTCTGCGTGCCGTCCGTGGCGGCCGGGTTGTGGGGCTCCCAGATGCGCGTCGTGGAGTTGCGACCGAGCACCTGGCCGGCGGCGTAGATGATCGGGGCATCGCCGGAATCGAGCACGCGCAGTTCGCCCTGCGTGGTGACGATGTCGGACTCGCCCGCGAACAGCTGGACCTGATCGGTGTCGGTGCGAGCCGTGTACGAAGCGATGGGCGCGAAATCGGTCATGGGGTTTCTCCTTGGATGTCGTGGTTGTAAGTGTGCCCCTGAAAAATGGAGCGTGGATTTTACTTCACGGCGCGCAGCACGGCCTTGTCGCCCGTGGCGCGGACGTAAGAGCCGAGCAGGCCTTCGTCCTTGGCGCTCTCGGTGCCGCTGGTATCGCCGCCGTTGTTGGTGATGTCCGCGCCGCCGCCCGTACGCTCCATGGCCGCATCGAGCGCGGAGCCGGTGCCGGCGGAGGTCTGCTTCGGCGAAGCGGCCAGCATCGACTTGGCTTCGTCGACCGACATCGTGGTCTTGAACGCGATATGGTTCGCCAGGCCTTCACGACCCTTGGCTTCCTCGCAGCCGGTGATCGCCGCGCAACGCTGCTGCATGGCAACGCCGGCATCGATCTGATCGCCCTGCTTCGTGCCCGCGTCGACGTTGGTGTCGGCGGTCGTGTTCTCGACGGTGGCGTCGGCCTTGTTCGTATTGCTCATGGTTGCACTCCTGTCGTTGGTGGAAGAGCCGAAAATTTCGGCCCGGAAAGACGCGATGGCGTCTTGCGGAGACATCACCGCATCGACCAAGCCGATTTTGACCGCATCGTCCGCCTGGTACACGCGGGCTTGCGTATCACGAACCGCTTGTTCGGACATCCCGCGGTTGATCGCAACCACGGAGATGAACTTCTGCCACATCCCGTCCAGGCGCGTCTGCATGTCGGCGCGAACGTTGTCGGGGAGCGGACTGAAGGGGTTGCCGTCGACCTTATGCTCGCCGGCATGGATGAGCGAAATAGCGACACCGAATTTTTCGAGAGCCTTGCTCATATCGACATGCATCGTCAACACGCCGATGCTGCCGCTGTCGCCGGAAGGCGTCGACACCATACGTTTCGCCGAGCTGCCGAGAGAATAGGCGCCGGACATCGCGCCGGCATTGACGACGGACATCGACGGCTTCACGTCACGACCCTTACGGATATGCTCGGCCAGCTCGAAATTACCGTACACCATGCCGCCACCGGAGTGGATGTCGAACACGATGCCGGCCACGTCCGGATCAGCCTGTGCAGCATCGAACTCGCGACGAATGTCGTCGTAGCCGCGAGTGCCGTACCACGGGTCGCCGTTGCGATGAACGAGAGTCCCGCGCATGGGGATGAAAGCAATGCCGTTGTTGAAGAGAAACGGCTTCGCTCGATCCCGAGGAAACGACACGTCAAACGCCTTCTCGACGGTTGCGGTGATGCTCTGTTCCGCTTGCGCACGCTGCTCTGCGGTCGGTGGGACCGTGGCCTGCGCCATCGCCATGCACAGCGTTGCGACCTTCTCCACGTCGCGAGGGTCGATCAAAGCCGGGCGGCCGTTGAACCCCTCGACAAGCGAAAGACGTACGGCAAGCAGTTCGTTCATGCGCTCTTCTCCGTTTTGTTGTTCGGTGCAGCGTTGTTGTCGCTGCTGTTCTTCTGGTTGGCTCGGCTGTCGGTTGCTTTTTGCGTCCCGCCTTTGCTCGTAGAAAGCGTGAAGTCCAGCCTCTTCTCGTCGATGAGCTTCATCTCGCGAGCGCGCTGCGTGAACACTTCGCGGTAGTCTTTTCCGAGCTTACCGAGTTCTTCCTCGTAGGTGGACAAGCCGGACGCAATGCGAAGAACCGCAGCTTGCGTTTCCTTCAGCTCGTCGATTTGGCCCCTCGAAGCGCCGATCCAGTCGCACCGAGAATACGCCTCTCGATTGATTCCTTCGTAGAAGTGAGCAGCACCTTTCGGCAACGGCAAATCGGTTTGCGGGTTGTTCAACTCTTCTTCGAGCCACAGCATGTAGACGAGCGTGGCAAATCGGTCCGTGATGAGCTTTTTCCTGGACTGCATGTACTTCCAGGTTTCGATCATCGAGGCGCGAGCAGAAGAATAGTTGGTCTTGGTGTAATCCTTCGAGAACTGCTCGTAGGAAAGGCCTAGAGCAGAACACACGTGGCGGAGAAGCGACTCCTCGAATCCGCTTCCCACGCCGCCAGGCTGCCCTGCGTTCTGAAGGTTGAGCTTCGTTCCCGGAAAGAGATGCGGAATCCTCACGCCGTCGATAGCGAGGTTGTCGGACGAGCCGACATACTCCGCCAGAGCGCCCATGTATTTCTGGAGCCAGCCCATGTCTCCGGCGCCGAGTTGCGAGAACACCATCTCTCTCGGAAGCTCGGATTCGATCGCGGCGGCGAAAGTGGCGTTGACGACAGCGTTCTGTAGAACGATGTCCTTGTACGTCTTCGTCATCCGCATTTCTTTCAACACGGCGACCATCTTCGACACGCCGCGCGTTTGACCCGGACGAAGAATTTCCGCAATGTGAATGATCTGCGGACGACCCCACGGCTTGACCGCAGGAACGCGAGTCCACACCGCGCCCACTCGATCCGAGTAAGACTCCCTCGGGTGAGTAGCGCGGATGTGGTACGCCTGCGGTGCGCCGAACTTGTCGATTTCGACACCGCGACGCATGTAAGCGGTATCGCTTGAATCGTTGGGGTTACACAGACGGTCAGTGTCGATCATGTTGATAGCCGTTCGGTACGGACGACCTCCCGACTTCGACAGCCACTCCGATGCTGCAAGCGTTTCACCGCCCATGAAAGTCTGACCGAGAGCCATGCGAACGAGGCCCGTCAAACCGTTCCTGCGCGATGCGTCGATCCAGTTCATCGGAGACTCCGCGTACAGCATGAAGCGGCGTTCCGCAATTCGCTGAAATTCTTCCGCCCATTCTTCGCTGAGCCCGAGTGTTTCCCAGTCCGGACGCGCGTTCAGAAGGTACTGTCCGCCGACAATCGAATCTGCGCTGGTGTCGAGCGCGCCTTGAATGTATCCGTCGTTGCGAACCAAATCGCGCGTGCGCGAATCAAGCGTAGTCTTGCTCGGAAGAATTTCAAGGTCCGCAGGCAAAGAAGGCGCACACCACATCGCCGTTTGACGATTGAGATTCTTTGCGCCTTCGTACGCACCGCCGAATGCCGACTCTTTGCCGGTGCTGTTGAACGCTTCGTCGCCCTCTGAGGAGCTAACGACAGTGAGTGCTCGGGCCATGTCGTTTTACCCTCAGAAGAACGGACGAAGGGGGCCGCCCGTTACTGCGACCCCCAGTAGAAGATTGATCTGCGCCTGCAAACTGGCTATGTATTTGGACAGGGCGAGCGCGTTGGCTCGGCTGTACTCGACCCGCTCTCCGTTCTGGTCGACGGCGACGGTCACGCTGTTGCCCGTCATGACGCTATGGTAAGCGGTTTGTGCTTCCGTAAGCCATGTTTGCAGCTGCTCTAGAGTCGCCATCTCTCATCCCAAGGACTTCCCGAACTTGGCGAAACCATAATCCGTGTTGCTCGTCGAAGCAAACCGTTTTTCCTGATCCACACGGCGCACAAGAGAGTTGTTACTCCACTCCGCGTACCACGATTCGGGCGAGTCCCAATCGAATCCTTCGACCTTCAAGATGACGCACAGGCCGAGACAGTAGTAGCCCAAGTCCCACGCTTCGTTGCGTCGCTTGCCTGGGTTCTGCCAGCGGCCACGGTCATCGCGGAACTCGACAGTGAGTTCGGCGTACACGACTTCAGGCGTCCACTTGTTCGTGAAGTGCCGACCGCCGAGCGTCGTCTTCTCGTCGTAATCGACCATGCCGAGCAGCATGTCCTTCAACACGTTCGAGTTGAGAAATAGCACCGGAATTTCACCGCGAGCACCGGCCGAACGATCCTTACGATCCGAGTCGGGGAAGTCGACTTCAGCACGCGGCGCACCGAGCTTAGGCTCGCCCTTGATAAGCAGCACGCGAGCGCCTTCGCCTTTGTCACGCATCGAACGCCAGTAGTTGTACGCGCGCGTCGTCGAGCCCGACTTACCGCCGGAGTCGATGCCGGCCATCTTGATCGACATGAAGCCGCTACCGTCTTCCAGTTCGTACTCACGCTCGACGACCTGCTCGGTAATCAAGTCCCAATCTTCTTGCACGGCGTACGGCTTGACCCATAGCGTGTCGCCAGCCTCGTCCTTGCGCTTCGACTTCTGAATGTCGAATCGGTCAATGAGATACAGGTCGAAGTTGACGCCGTTATCGCTCGGGCCGATGCCGAAGACCTGCACGACGAAGCGGCTCTTCTGCACGTCGACGGTCGCGAGCAGGAAGCGCACGCCGTACGGCACCTTCTTGTCCGCCCACTGAATCGCTTTTGATTGCAAGTCTTCCGGCAGACGATTCGAGTCCTTCGCGTTGAGCGGCCAGAACGCTTCGCCTTGATCGGTGTTGACCGTTGCCTTCAGCGCCTTCGTTTCGCCTGTGCGTTCGAGCGTCTGCTGCGCGAGCAGGTAGCGCTCAACGAGCGTCTGCCACGTAATGAAGCGCGCCGCCGGGCCTTTCAGCCAGAACGATGCACTGCGCGAACGCACGCCGACGCCGAGGCGGTTGCCGTCGCGGTCGAGGCGCTGACCTTCGCGCAGCCACACGCCGCGACGATTCATTTCGTACTTGTGCTTCGGTTCGATCACACAGCCGTTCTTCGGGCACGCCATCATCGTCGCCGCAGCAGCCTCGAACGGATCGGGGTTCTTGAAGTCCCACTTCAGCAACGCGAACTTCGGCTCGAACCACTCGCCGCAGTGAGGGCACTGCCAGTAGAAGCAACGACGATCGCCTTCGTTGTACAAGCCGCCGATGCCATCGGTCGGCGGGAACATATGCGAGTCCGGGTGCGGCAGCTTCCACTTCGGGTCTTTCACGTCGAACGACGGCGACGACTCGGCCAGCGTCATGCCGAACGAACCGAACGTCGTCGTGCGCTTGCGCGCAAGCGGGAACGGCGGGCCGTTTTTCTCTACGTCCTGCGGCATGCGGTCGTAGTCGGTCAGCGCAACGCGCGGCACCGGCTTGCCGGAGAGCTGATTGATCGTCGGCCAGCCCAACGTCAGCATCATGCCGTTGCGGTAGAACTTGTCGAAGATGTTGTCGTTGTCGCTGCCGGGCCGCAGCATCGCGCCCAGCTCCTTGCTGTCGCGGTGCATCTTGTCGATGCGGCGATACGAGAAGTCACGTGCAGTATCGCGCGCTGTCTGGATGAGGAAGAAGTCGGCCGGGTCGCACTTCGCCGTGTACGCGATCCAGTTGAGGATAATTTCGGTTTTGCCGCCCTGCGCCGGGCCGACGAAGATGCACGACTCGAACTCGCGGCTCGTGAGCACGTCCATCGGTTCGACGAGGTACGGCGTTTCGTCGTTGTCCCACTCGCCGACGAACGAGCCCTCGTTGTCGAGGTAGCGGTACTTCGCTGCCGCCTGAGAAACGGTCAAGCGCTCCGGCGGAACCAGAACGCTATCGGCGACGAACGTAACCAGCTCGCCGAGGTCGTTGAAAGAGTTGCCGTCAAGCATCGTCGTCTTCCTCTTCGTCGAGGCCAATGTCATCGATCTTGATGTCGGCAAGCTGTTCCTTGTCCTTGATGCCGACGTAAATCTCGAAGTCTTCGACGAGGCGCTTGCGCAGCATGTCGATGGCTTTGTCGGATACCTCGCGCTCGATGATCGCGCGCTGCTCCGGTGTAAGGCCGGTCTGCGCTTCGATGCGGTCGGCCAGCAGGCGAAGTGACTGCGTGAGCGAGCGGAACACGCCGGTCAGCACTTCGAGCACCTGCTGCGTGCGCCACAAGTCGCCCGACTGCTTCTTGTACTTCAACTTGCTGTTCTGCGCGTTCCAGTATTGCGCTTGCAGGGGCGCAGGCAGTTCGCCGGGACCGATTTCTGCCAGGTACTTGGCGATGTCGACAATCGGATCGACGAGGTATGGAGCCGCGTCAACAACGTGATATGTGGGTGCGCCGTGACGCTCGCCGGTCGGTCGAAGGGGGCGCAGTTTTTCGGTGACTGTACGTCGATCAAGCCGAAACAACTGCGCTAGTCGCGGAACAGTCATGCCGTTGAAAAACTCTTCTTCGTAATCAATCTTAGGCGCGGCCATTGGCTATCTCCTTGCGGATGTCTTCGATTCTTCGTCTCATCGGCTCTCTCAAGGCGTCTTGAGTGACTTCCTTCTTAGCGAGCTGCCGAATCAAATCTTCCTCGATAGTGCCTACCGTCGTCAAATGAGTCATGTTGACGTGGCTTCTCTCCTGGCCGCGTCTATGAAGTCGTTTACGCAACTGCAAGTACAATTCGAGGTCTGGCGTATGGTCGTACCACACGAGATTATTGCCGCCTTTCTGCGGGTTAGTGCCGTGGCCTATGCTCGCTGGATGCGTCTCCGCTATCTGAATGTCGCCTGCGTTCCATGCGGCTAAGTCCCGTTTGGTCTTAAGCGAACGAATGCCGGGAAACTCATCCCGAAGGCGGTCGCGAGAATGCTGCCAAGTTCGCGCGACGAGGATCGGAGAGCCGTCGCTAAACTCGACAATTTCCTTCAGTCGCTCTATTTTTTTATCGTGTATGTCGACAAATTGTTTTGTCTCGCTGTCGGTGTAGATTCGACCACATGCGAATTGCAACAGCTTTCCGTAAAGCGCGCCTTCCGATAGCGCACGTACCGCCGGGTCTTGCTCTTCGTCCAATTTCAGCACAGAAGTACGCTCGAATTCCTGATAGCGAGCCATCACATCCGGCGGTAGAATGATCGGCACAGACGTGGAGCGGAGCGGAGGCAGCTTGACGTAGTCCTCTTCGCGTAAGGTGTAGACGATGTCGCTGAGCTTCTTCGTAATCGACGCCATCGCGTGCGACTTCGGGACAACCTTGCGGCCCATGAACTCTTGCTTGAACCAACGGAACAAGAACTTTTTGTAGGTCAAGCCTAAACGCTCGCCGCCGTCGATCATCGCAATCTGCGACCAGACTTGATGCAGGCCATTCGGGCTCGGCGTGCCGGTCAGTTCGATCACGTCGTTTGGTTGCTCCCAAGTCAAACGAACTCCGTACTTCCATCTCTTCGACGACTTGTTGCGAAACATACTCGCTTCGTCGAACACAACCGCATCCCAGGGCACAGTGTCGCCTCGTTTGAACAGAGCTGCCAGCCGTCCAAGCTTATGCACCGAAATGCCATCGATTTCGCACGGCCGCTGTAGCTGCGTACGCATGTGCTCGGTGTCGCCATCGAGTTCCTGATAGTCGAGGAACCGAGTGTGCTCCCAGTTCTTTATTTCGGTCGACCAAGTGTCCGAAATGACGAGCGGCGGGCCAACGACCAGTACGCGGTTCCACTGCCCCGAGAACACCTTGTCCGAAACGTGCGTGAGCACGACGACGGTCTTGCCAAGACCCATGTCGATCCACAACGCGCAACTACCGACCCGTTCGAGGAACAGGCCGGCAGCGATTTGAAACTCGTCGAGGTCGGATCGCTTTAGTAGCTCTTTCATTGAAAAATCCACTCCGCAAATTCTTTGTCGAAGTAGTCGATGACAAGCACGATCATCCCTTTGCGACGAAGCTCTTTGTGCTCTTCGAGCTGATTCTCCGTCGCTTTGCCGCCGGGACGCTTGAACTCAATAAAAAAAACAAACCCGTCGCGGATGAACATGCGGTCGGGAACGCTGCTGTTGCCCGGCGACGAAAACTTGTACGCCTTCCATCCGAGCCGCCTCGCAACGGCGCACCATTTCTTCTCAACGTCTTTTTCTAAACGGTGTTTATCCGTCGACAAAATGTCGCCGCGGATGTAGCCGACAGGCTTTCCGTTGATTACATTGCGCCAATCGCTGAGAAAACTCATTTCTGATAGCACTCCACGACATCGGCTTTAGCCCTGATCGGGACATCTTCGCCCCACCATTTAGGCTTTTTAACCATGTTATCTTCAAGCGTCTTAGCCACAATATCCGCTAGTTTTTTCTTGACTAGAACTACAATTTCATCGTGAACGTGCATGCGGACATCGAGGTCCGCATCCCACGCCCGGACAAGGCCCGCCGCAAGAAGCTCGCGCGCTATCGCCTGCACCAGGTTCTCAACGATCTTGCCGCCGTGCGAATCGATGCGAGTCCACTTCTTTTTCGTGTTGTAGCCTTCGTACGTAAAGCCCTTCTTCGATTTGTATTTCGGCTTACCTGTTTTCTTGTCAATGCCGACCTTGATCTTTTTCCATGTCATCTTCGGGCGCAAGTAATGCAAGTGACGGCCCGAAGGCAGACGCATACGCAGGAAAGGCCCCTTCACGTCCATGAGGATCGGGCCGACGCGAACTGCTTCCTTCGTGTTCATCACCTTCGCAACCGCGCGTTCGAGTTCATACCACAGGTCGACAATCTCTGTGTACTCTTCGCGGAAAAACTTCACTACCGCAGCAGCTTCCGCCTGCGACATTTCGATTCCCATGTTCGCTGCGTAGCCCCACAATCCGGTCTTGACCACTTCGGGGTACTCGCCGACTTCCGCGCCGCCGCTGAGACGGAAGCCCGCGCCGAGCACGCCGGGCTTCGCGTGTTGACGCATCCACTTCTCGACTTCTTCGTACAAGACCTTGTACATCTTCGACGCAAATACTTTGTACACGTCAAGATTTTTCTGAAAGACTTCGATGAGTTTGTCGCATCCCGACAGCCACGCAATGACGACTGACTCAATAGACGCTAGGTCGCAAGTTGCGTACTCATAGCCGGGCGGCGCTTTGATCGCAGTGCGAATGCACGATGCAATCGCGCCCATCGGCGACGACACGAGAAGTCGTAAGAATTCGATGTCTTCTCGGAGGATCGCTTCTCGCGCCGAGAGCAGCGCCCCTTGCTCTTCTAGTTCGCGAAGGGGGCGGGGCAAATTTTGCACCTGCACTGCACGACCGGCCCAGCGAGCCGTACGGCCTGCGCCTGCGAACTGCATCGTGTAGCACAGCACTCCGTCTACCTCGATGTCGAGCATCTTCTGCAACTTCGTCACCGACGAACGCGCTGCTTCCGCGTGCAACGCGAGCACTGCATTCGCCTCGTCGGTCATGTTCCAGTCCCAGTCCTCGCGAGCTTTCTTGATCGAGGCCGACTTGAGGTTAGTGAACGGGTAGCCGCGCGCTCGCAACCACGGGAGCAACTGCGCGACGCTGCCGGGGTTGCTCAACCCGGTAACGCGGCTCATATCGCCCAGGAGGCGCCTCTTTTCCTTCGCGATGACGCGGAGAGCGGTCTCGACGAACTCCTTGTCGAACGGAATGCCGCGCTCGTTAATGTGCTGATCGATGAACCAGAGCTTGCGCTCGAAGTCGCTCATCGGGAACTGCGAGAGACGCCGGTAAGCTGCTCGCTCCGCTATCACGTCGCGGCGACCGTACTCGACGAAGGTCTTCCACTTGGCAGGATCGGTCTTCGCCGTGTTGCGCGTGTGCGGCTTAGTTTTAGTCGGCTTGCGCGGACCGCAGAAGAATTTAACGAGCGACTTGCCTTCTTTCATCTTGGCGTTTTCGCCGAGCCTCAGCACGCTCGACAGCTCGTCGAGGTTGCCGGGCAGCGAAAGCCAGAAAGCATGCGCCATGGAGCAGTAGAATTGCTCTACCGGGATATCGATTCCGAGAACATGAAGCCAGATAGCGCGCTCGAACTGAGCGTTGTGCGCGCACTTCAAAACGTTTGGGTCTTGCAGTGCTTTCCTAAGCTTGTTAGGCATAGGTTGCGTGGCCGGAAACCATATTTCCGGCTCTTCCTCGTTGAACGCATACCAGAGAAAAAGCACTTCAGTCGACTTGTGGCGCGCATAACGCGCTAAGCCGTGCTTTTTTAAGTCGCACTTACTGAAAGTCTCGAAGTCGTGATGGAGCGTGTCCATTGCGAATTTCTCTGAAAAACGACCGCCCGGAATTACCCGGGCGGCCGATAGTGGTGCTCAACAACGCCCGAAATCAGAACCCGATATCGTCGTCGTCGTCGTCGTCGTCGTCACGGTGGCGGCTCTTCTTGCTGCTTTTCGACGAGCGGCTGCGCTGCGGACGATCGTCATCGTCATCGCCGTCACCATCGTCGTCGTCGTCATCGTCCCGAGAGCGGCCCTTCGAGGCCTTGGACGACTTCTTGGGCGCCGGATCGTCGTCGAAGTCATCGTCGTCCAGCTCGTCGAGGACTTCGTCAACGTCAGGCCGCGAATTGCCCGAGAGGTTGTCGTCGTGATCCACGAACTGAACGACATCGAAGCCGGCGTTGATGCGCTTGCCGTACTTGTTCTTCTTCTTCATCGACTTGCCGTTCTGCGCCCACGGGCGAATGACGACATTGGCCCAGGAACCGCTGTACAGCAGCTCGTCTTCTTCCGTCGTCGGCTGCCGATCGCGATCGACCAGGATCGGCTTCCGGGACTCACGAACCGTGACCGTCCAGTGGCCGTGGTGGTCTTCGACATCCGACTCGTCGCCGTCACGCAAGAACTTGCGGTCCGCCGAGAGCTTCGGGTTGCCGTATTCCGCTTCGCACAGGTCCGAAATGATGCGTGCGAGCTTCTGTGCGACCGACTTGTGCGTGGTCTTGGGGAGCAGCAGGGTCACGCGGTACGACTTCTTCTTGTTGCCGTTGTCGTCTTCCTGCTCATCCGGCTCGAAAAGGAACGCATAGCTGAGCCGCACATTCTTGAGCAGGTAGCGCCCGTTGCCCTTGTCGACGATGTCACCAACTTTCTTCTTCGCCATTTTCGTTTTCCTCGTAGTTAGGTTTTCGTAATTCGCTTTCGCGCATTCGTACAGCTATCAGTCGTCCAGTAGTTCGAGCGACTGCACCGTCAGGTCTTTCCGCTTGTCGTCTGCGGAGACCAGACACGGTTTGCCGGGCTTCGATTTAATGAAGCGCTGCAAATTCTTTCTCGCTTCGCCTCGCACAAGCTTTTCGGCTTGCGCAGGCGAAAGAAATTCAGGTTTAGAGTACAACTCCGATTCAGGAACGCCTGCATCGAGCAGAAGCAATTCTGCATCCACTTCGCTCGTGAAATAGCGCGAGCTGCGGCCAGCTACCGTTTTGAGGCCCGGCACGAAATCGCCGTCCGCTACCTTCGTATGCAAATAATCTTCGACCGCTCGCATGCGGTTCTCGTACATGCCTTTTCGCAACCAGAGCGCCGCAATTTCCTCGTCGCTCATGAGCATTAAATCAGGCTCGACGAACTCGTCGTCATCATCGAGCAGCATTATACGCTCGTGGTACAAGAAATCGTGATTAGCACGACACTTGAAATTGACCTTACAGAAGCGACAAGCTTTCTCGCTCGGCCCGAACGGCGGATTCGGCTTGAGCGCAAGCGAAAACCGCTCCTTGATTTTTTCACCGATAGCGAGCAATTCCGCTTTGCTGGTGATCCACACGTCGAAATGATCCAGCCGCGGCTGAGCGATGCGAATCACAACCTCATCGAAGTCGTACAGCCAGTCCCACTCGTGTATGAAGCCCAAGGCGTACATCACGAGCTGCTTGTTTTGCGGAGCGTCGACTTGAACGCGACCGTACTTGAGGTCCGTTATGATGAGCTTTCGGTGTTGCGCAGCTGCGTGATCGCAGGTGCCGAACTGATTCGGTATCGGGCACCACGGAGAAATGTTGACCCGCTGCTCAACGAAATGATCCCCGGGCAGGCGCATGATGCGATCCAGGTAGTCTCCGACTCCCTGCACCATCTCCCGATCGACCGTGATGGCGAAACCTTTCGAGGAATGAAGTTCTTCGTCGTACTCAGCGTCGAGGTCTCCACTGTCGAACGTCATTCCTAGAAACGTCTCAGGTTCGCGCCGTGTGCGAGCGCAGATTTCAGCGACGTAGTGCGCTACGGTGCCTTCAGCACCTTCGTATATTTCTTTGTCCGGCTCCTTCTCGTTGAGGAGCAAGCTTGCAGGGCAATCGTAAATTCGATGCGCCGAGGAAGGAGCGAAGCGTGCATGCGATCCAGCCATGATGCCCTCTCGTCGAAAGTTCTTCTGAAAGAAACGCCCGGGAAGGCCCGGGCGTTTCGGTACGTCGTGCGCGCAACCAGGCCGAATTACTTCTTCTTGGTCGCGGCGCGCTGGACTTCCTTCATGGCCTCGTTGTAGCGCTTGGCCGGGATGTTCAGCACGTTCGACTCGCCGAGCTTGGCGAGCACTTCGCGGCACTTGTCGACGCCGTGGCTCGCCTTCAGCGCCTTGAAGGCGTTGACGAGTTCTTCCTGCGTGATGTCGTCGTCGCCGTCGTCCAGGCCGAGGCCGTCGTCGCCGTCGCCGTCGTCGCCGTCGTCGTCGAGCGGATCGTCCTCGTCGGCCGGCGGCTTCTTGCTGGTCTTCGCGCTCTTGTCCTTCGTGCTGCCCGGCGGACGGCCCGGCTTCTTCTTCGCGGGCGCTTCGTCGTCGCCGCCGTCGCCGCCGTCGCTGTCGCCGCCGAAGGCTTCGACCAGGACCGGAGCGAGCGCAGCGGCGATGGCCGCCGAGAGGGTCTTCGCGTTGAGTTTCGACATTGCGTATGTCTCCTTTTTCAAGGTGTTTGTGGGATTGCGGGGTGGATTGCATTTCCGGCCCGGCGAGCGCACTATGCGCCCGTTCATGTGCTAAGTCAATAGGCATTCAAACCGACTTAGCGGGGCCACTATCCACCTATCTGCGAGGACGTATGCGCCGAGACCCGACCCTTGACACACTGGAAAGCGCCGACGCGCGCGTCCGCTATCTACTCCGGCGCATTGCTCTGGCCCTCGATCCTCCTACCGGGCGACTCAATTCCATCTGCAAGGCCTACAACTGGCACGAGACCACGGTCTCCAGGTGGCAGCGCATAGGTTCTGTGCCGCGCTCGAAAGCGAGCATTCTGCACAAGGACTATCATCGGCTTATCGGATTCAACATCGACGACCTCGTTGGCGACGAACTCATTTCGGAGTGACGCATGGCCGGACGACCTGTTACGAGCGTGCTCCGGAGATACGGCGCACAGCTCCTCGAAAACGGATACTCAATCTTGCCGATCCCGGCAGGAAGAAAAGGTCCGACCGAACCCAAATGGCAAAAAATACAAGCGAACGAAAAGCTCGTTCGTAAGTGGAGCAACGGCGCCTACAAAAACGGCAACATCGGCTTTCACACGAAGTACACGCCGGCTGTCGACATCGACATCACCGACGAAGAAATGGCACAGCTCATGTCGGACCACGCGCAGGAAATCATCGGCAAGACGATGACGCGCGTAGGGCGGGCGCCGAAAACACTGCTCGTCTATCGAACATCCGTTCCGTTCCAGAAGCGAAAGCTGACTTTTCTAGACTCGGACGGCGACGAGCAGGCTGTAGAAATTCTTGCGGACGGCCAGCAGTTCGTAGGCATCGGCATACATCCGGACACGAAGAAGCCGTACCGTTGGACTTCCGGCAAAGACATGACCCCGGTGAGCGTGCCGGCAGACCTGTTACCGGAAATAACACCTGACCATGTCGACGAGCTGTTTTCCGTCTTCAAGCTCGAAGCACAACGCCGCGGATGGACGTTGAAAAAGCACAACGCCCCGCGAGAGTCGATGGACGAAAACGATGAAAACGACAACGCCCTTCTTGAACACAAGAGGCCTCTCGAAAACCTAACCGAAGACCAGCTTCGCGAAATTCTTCAGTGGGTTCCTGACGCCGATGACTACGAGCAGTGGCTCAAAGTCGGCATGGCGTTGCACCACCAATTCGACGGCAACGAGGAAGGCCTCCAGCTCTGGCACGAGTGGTCCGAGACAGCGCACAACTACGACGCCGACATCCTCGAAAGGAAATGGAATTCATTTCACGACGAGATGGGCCGCAACATCACTACCGCGGCCTCGCTCATAAAGATGGCGAAGGAAAACCGCCAAGAACATTCCAAGGAGCAGTTCGAGAAGATTCAGCGCAAGGTCCGCGAGTGCAACAGCGAAGTGGAACTCCTCGGATCGCTCGCGACGAAATGGGGGCGCGTTCTTGAGCATGACTATCAGGTTGACTTGCTGGCCGGCGCGATCATCGAGCGAGTGAAAGAACTCAGCGGCCGGAAAATCCGAATCGATCTGGTCCGCAAAGCGATCAACGAGGGTTTCAAGAACAGCGATTTCAACTACAAGGAACTTCCGCATTGGTGCAACGACGTGGTGTACGTCGACGCGGAGGAAGAGTTCTATTACATGGAGAACCGCCTCGCGTTGAGCGAGCGCGCGTTCAACGCCCGCAACAATCGGTTCCTGCTGACGAAGAAGGACCGAGCGAACATGGAGGCGTCGCCGGAACAGCAGGCCGCGGCGTTGGCCTTGAACGTCTACCAGGTGCCAGTCGTCAGCGGCTACGTCTACTTGCCGGGCGCCGATCGTATCGTCGAGTGGGAAGGCCGCAAGCACGTCAACAGGTTCAACCCGGATGACCTAGTGCCGGTTCCCGAAAAGCTGACCGGCCGCGCGAGGCGCGCAGTGGAGGCGGTGAAGCGTCACTTCGAGATTTCATACCCGATCGTTCGGGAGCGTGAAATCCTGCTGTCATGGCTCGCCTACACGATCAAGCGCATGGACAAGAAGATTCGGTGGGCGGTAGTGATGCAAGGCGTAGACGGCGCCGGCAAGGGCTTCATCGGCGAAATGCTCATGGCGATCATGTCGCGCAATAACGTCGAGGTCGTGAACGCTCAGGCGCTCGAAGAGAAGTACACCGGCTTCTACGATTCGCGCAAGGTCGTCGTTCTCGAAGAGGCACGAATCCACGGCACGTCGCGCTACGCTGTGATGGACAAGCTCAAGCCGTACATTACGAACGACGTGGTCTCGATCCGGCGAATGCACACGGACAGCTACAACGTTCCGAACGTGACCTCGACGATGATCCTGACAAACCACAGCGACGCGCTGCCGGTCTACGACGCCGACCGAAGGTACTTCGTCATCTCGACCCATTTCCAGACGCGACAGATGGTCGAGAAGTTCCGCGAGCGGCACCCGGACCACTACGACGACATCTTCAACGCCATCGCCAGCCATGCCGGCGCTCTCCGCGAATGGCTCGAAGACTACCCGCTGCATCCGGAGTTCAATCCGGACGGGCACGCGCCCATGACCGATGCGAAGGCGAGGATGATCGACCTGGCCCGCGGGGACGAAGAGGACGACATCGAAGAACTGATCGCAGAGGGTCGAGACCCGGAAGTGAACTCGATGCTGCTCAACGTCAGCCGGCTCCGGGATGTCGCTTCTGATTTTTCTTGCGGGGTTCCGTACGGGCCGAAGCTGTCGAACTTCCTGACCTCGAAAGGCTTCGTGTACGTCGGCAAGGCGCGAGGCGCTGACGGAAAGCAGGCCCGGTATTGGTCTCGATCGCCGGATGTCGTCGTTCGGCCAAACCTGCAAGCCTGGATACGCGACTTCCTTGAGCTTTGTGCGATCAAGACGTAATATCTAGCCGCCCAATCCCGGGCCACGAGGAGAAGCGAGATGAGAGCCAAGATGGAAGTCACCGGGGTCGAGAGTTTCCAGACCCACGAACGCGTTTCGTTCCGCGCAGTCGCAAAGAACGGCGGTTATCCGGAAGACGGCAGCGACGAGGACAACACGTTCGCGAAGTTCACGCCGAACGGAGAGGCCAAGTTCTCGATCGCAAACCCCGCGCTGTTCGGCAAGTTCGAGGCCGGTCAGCGTTACTACGTGGATTTCACGCCGGCCGGCGACTCAGCCTAACCGAGAAGGCCTGCTGCAAGAAACGAAAAACCCCGGGGCGACCCGGGGTTTTTCTTTGTCAACGACAGTCGTCGCACACCTGATCGTCGTCAAGTTCGTGTAGCTCGCACCACCAGTTGCACACCACGCACTCCATCGTCATGTCGTCCAGTTCGCGAAGAAGCTCAGCGTCGAAATCGGTCAGTGTCAGCTCTTCGTCACCGAATACTTCTTGCAGAACATCATCGACCGATGAACAGGAGCCGAGAAGCTTTTCTGCAACGCGCTTCATCTTCTCCCGGTTGGCGTCACTGAACTTCACGCTCATTTTGTGACCCCGAGCGACTTGAGCCACTTCTCGTGCCAAGCCTTCGCGCCATCGAGCCAGGCCTGCGGTTCCCGACGGGTTCCGGTGTAGACCTCCTCCGGGATATCGCCTGAGACCGGAGTCTTCGGGATGTCGCGTCCGCTGTCGACGACGAACCCCACCACGCCCGCCTCGCTCAGCCCGGGGTACTTGGCCTGGTGCTGGTATTTCTGGTGCATGCACCAGCCGAACCACATCGCGAACACTTCCGGCCGCTCGTAGCTGTCGCCGTCCCTCTTGCAAAGCTCGGCCTTGGTCACGGCGTCCGTCCGCAAGAACGACCCGCCTGGTTCCGGCTTGTGGATCGACCGCAAAAAATACTCGCGGTATATCTCTTCCTCGAAATCGCTGCGGCTGGCCTCTTTCCAGTCCTGTTCGGTTGTCATCGCGTTTCTCTTTTCTCGGTAGCCGGGAGTTTCCGGCCCTCGGAGCATAGCACGAAACAATTGCCGGAAAAAACGAAAGAATTGGAATTTTTTAATTAGAAATAGGGTACTGTCACATACGGAAAAAACTCAAACCGTACGGAAAACTGGGACAGTACCAATTAATTGGGCCTGCTTGAGCCGGTTTTGGATCACTGTCCCAAGGTACTGTCCCATGTCTAAGCTGTTGATTCCAGTGTTATTTCTTTTAATTTGGGACAGTAGGGACAGTAGGGACAGTACCTTCTCCATACGCGAGAAGTTTAATGTTGCAGTGCAACGTTTACTTTTTCCCCGTAGAGAGAAGAAGTCACTGTCCCACTGTCCCAAGACCCCTTTCGCGCAGTAAACCTAGGCCTCAAAAACACTGGAAAACAAGCCTTTTTCATGGGGGGCCGACCATGTGACAGTACCTTGGGACAGTGAACGGGTACTGTCCCAACTTTAATTAATTAATTTCCGCCGGAGTGAGAGGGGTTTCTTCCGAAAAACCCCCTGATCGGAGACGAAAACGCGAAAAAATCCAAAATTATTCGAGCACCGAGGTCAGCGCCCCC